CTCTGCTCCCAAATGTTAAACATCCTCATAGAAAGTTCTCTATTAAAATCATTCTTAGCTAAATGTTGATAGGTATAGTTATTGAAAGCACCCAAAGACTGTAAAAACTTCATAGGTACTTTATCATTATTAATTAATGATGTAAAATTTCGTATGTTCTCTTCATTAATATCAAATTGTTGTGTTAGCAGATAAAAGAAAACTAAGAAATTTTCATTCTCCCTATATTTCTCAGGTATTAAAGTCATGTATTTACTATTTTTTATTCTATCAATTAGCTTCATACATAACCTCTACAATTCTTCTACAACCCTAACTGTTACCTTGCCTAATTTAGGGAATTGTATATTACCAACCTCAACATCTTTATTAGGTGTTCTTACCACCACATCTTTAATATAAGGAGAATAAGCCTTAACCCTAGATGTCATCAGAGAATAAGAAATATCTTTACCAAAAGACATATTCTCAGCACGATATGTCATATTAAGGAATGATACAATCTCTGACCTAAGTCTCTCCCTAGCTGTCTCATCATCTAATGTTAATACAACATCAACGTCAATGTCAAAATTAACACTCTCAACCTCTAACACATGAACAGTTACATCAGCAATAGCCTTAGACATTAAATCATTCTTTAATTTTTCTCTTGTTAACTCACCCAACGACTCACCTAATGTATTAACAGCCCACACTTTAACAACATATGGCTCATTAACATACTCTGAGTACTTCCAATCCTTAACTACAGCTTGAAATACATAAGGCTGTTCATATACAGCTGTCTCAAAATCCTCTAAGGTAATATACCTATCCATTGTGATAGCATTACGTCTAGCAAGAACTTTCATGTTTTGTAAATCAGCACTACTAGGTGAGTTTGATGCATCATAAGATTTTGTTGTATTATATATCCTTTGTACATCTTGTATATTCATATTAATAGTATCTATCACATCCATATCGATAATACCATTAATACCATTTGTTGTTACAAAATTAATATCTAAACTCTCACCATCTTCAATTAACTGTAGAAAGTTTACAGACATTAATACATATACCTGACCATCACTATCAACATGAACAGAATACCATCTTCCACCCTCATATTTTAGTAATGCATCATCACACTCTTTCCACACATTACCATGTTGTACTATTTCAACAGAACCATCTGAAACATTCTTGTATCCCAAATAAATACGTCTTGAAATGTCACCATCAACATTTTTATTATTAGTAAAATCATCTTTAGTCCACGTTATAGACCTTGATACACCCTCCATAACTGGAATATCAATGTAATCAAACTGACCACTACGTGTAATTGTCTCTTTAGCTACAAAGTTTACAATACTAGAATTAATACTACTTGTAAAAGAAGTATATTTAGGTATAGTAATCTCTCTATCATCATTGTTAACAAAAACAATCCTCACTTTACACTCAGATGATTTTGCTAATGGTATTCTATAATTCATAGAACGTAGTAACGCTCGTACATTTTTATCTTGAACAGCTGTATCTAAATATGTCTCAAAAGCCTGTGCATCAAGATAAAAGTTTTGCATATCTTGTACACCAGCCATCAACTCAATAAGTGTAATACCTAAGTCAGATTCATTAAAATCAGTCCACTTATCCGTCAAAGTAGGTATAGCGTTAATCAATTCTTTACGAATACTAACAATATCCCTATTTGTATAAGACAATGTATTATTACTATTAGCCAAAAACTAACCCCCTTTCTAGTATGATGTAGTACTAACAGCACCACCAAATTCATACATATCTACACCATCAATCGTCCTATTGAATGGATATACGTATGAACCTATGATATTACTATTAGCTATTCGATATGTTATATGCACTGGTACGATATTTGAATCTTCCCAATTATTCCCAATACTAACGTCTTCTACAACAATCCTCTTTTCCCAATTCCCTAAAGCTTCCTTAACATAAATAGAAACTAGGTCATGTGCTACAAATCTATTTTGCTCAAATACAACTAAATGTAATCGACTACCAAATTCAGGTAGAAAGAACCTCTCTCCAACCCTTGTAGATAGTATAGTATAGATACTTTCATTAATCTTATCCTCCCCACTAATTACATTTGTTATACCCTTACCATCTCGTAAATTCTGTTTAAATGTTTTTGATAGGGATAATCCACTACCAGCTATTGTATCTTTAAACTCTTCATTGTAATAAAAAGCCATATTATCACCTATACATATGCCACTTAAATTATACGCATATACCTCTCCCATTAATATATAATTAATTTACATAGTGAAATTAACACAAAAAATAGCGTACACATATATAAAACGTGTACGCTATTTTAAGGATTGTATTATGTTATATAATCGAAAGGAGCGGGGAGTCCTTTCGGAGAACTCCCCATAGTTAAGAAAAATGAAAAGAAAAACTTAACTACAACTAGATTATAACATAAAAATATGTATATGTAAACACCTATTCTATAATCTTGATACTTCCTGCTTGCATACGAATACTGTTAGAATTAACTTTAAATGAACTAGATTTAACATTAACGCTATCAGCTTTCATAGTGATAGAGTCGGATAATGTAATAGTGGCTCCACTTGCTTTTAACACAATATCACCACTATCAGGTATAACTTGAATACCTCTACCACCTTCATAGCCTATATCAATCTTACCATTATGTATCTTAACTAATACATTATTTTCGCCCTCCATGAGAATAAATTCTTTACCCTCAGCAGAAGAAATCTTAAACTTCTGGTCATTAGCATCTTCGATACCTACTGAGTTTGTCTTTTCATCTGTATCAAAATATAACATAGAGCCGTGGCGTGATTTGTAAATCATCTTATGTGTAGGTGACTCACGTTGAGATTCCAAAGGAACTTCATTAGCACCAACTACACCACTCCAAACACCAGTAGTCTTATCACTACCATATCTCTTTTCTAGTGTAGAGTCAGTGCCGAAAACAGAACCTAAATATACAGGTTTGTTTGAATCCATATCTTCAAACATCACCCATACATACTCACCTATCTCAGGTACGATAAAAGAACCATAGTTGTAACCACCACCAATAGAGGAGCAATAACTTGCCCATGGAAGTGATTCTGTAGAAGTACCACCACTAGCAACTGTACGATGTATCATAGGTACACGTACTTGTACTCTACCAATCCCCAAAGGGTCTACATTATTCTCAACCCTAGCACGGAATATGCCACCCAACTCTGTAGGTGCTTGTAGGCTGCCATAAAAGTCATTACTGTTTATAGCCATAAAATACTATCCTGCTACTCAAATTATAGACATTATGTCTATAACGAGATTTGTAAAACCTCACGGTTTTTACTTACTGCTTCAACGTATATGCTTTCATAACTCAACAAAGTTGAATATACTACTCACAAGTTCTTCTATACTCCACAGTCGTCAATTCCCAAATAAGCCTTCGGTACATACTTACACATTATGTTTATTGTATAATTGTATAAGTGTTAGCATCCATTAAATTAAGACTTGCATTAATATCTCTGTCTTCAACATAACCACACTCAGAACACCTATAAGTCCTATCAGACAATTTCAAGTCTCTCTTAATATGACCACAACCATGACAAAGTTTAGATGATGGATACCATCTATCTACAACTCTCAATTCAATATTATTTTCTTTGCATTTACTAATTAACTTAGTTCTAAATTCAAAGAACTTTTGTTGTGCTACTGCTTTAGAAAGATGTCTATTTTTCATCATACCACTAACATTCAAATCTTCAATAACAATAAAAGCAGGCTTGGTTTTCACTATACTATTTATTGTTTTATTCAAATAATCTGTTCTGATATTATCTAATCTTTGATAAAGCCTTTGTACCTTTAACTTTTGTTTTACAAAATTCTTTTGAGTAGAATATCCTTTCTTTATTGAAATAACCTTGCGAGATAACTTTTTCTGTTCTCTCTTTAAACTCTTTTCTAATTTTCTAACATTATATGTTTTGTTTATATTTTGATAAGTAGTGCCATCTGAACATATGGCTAGATTCTTTAACCCTAAATCTATACCAATACCAGAATTATTGTCACTTTTAGTAACATGTTCCTCTATATCAACCAAAACAGATATATAATATCGCCCAGCTTTACATGAGATAGTCCCACTCCGAACAATAAAACCATCTTTAGATGTTGGAATGTATCCCTTCTCTTTTAAGCGAACCCACCCTAAAGTCGGAACTTTAATTCGATGACGTTCAACTAAACAACCCTTATTATATTCTCTAAGAAAGTACATTTTAATGTCAGAACTATTTTTCTTCTTAAATCTAGGAAACTTACTTTTATTCTTAAAGAAATTAACAAATGCTTTATAACCATCTTCCATAGCCTTTTTAGTGGATTTTGTAGAAACATCTTTAATCCACATTTTATCGGGATTGTTAGGAAGATACTCATTGTTAAGCCAAACACTAAAAGCTCTCCCAGTCATGAACTTTTCTCCATCCTCATAAAGTTCTTTATTATGAGCAATGTAAAAATTATAAATAAACCTACATGTTCCAACAGTTTTATTTATTTTTATCATCTGTTCTGTTGTCGGATTGATTTCAGTCTTAAAACTCTTTAGCAATGTTAGTATCTTCCTTCATTTGTTTATTATAGCTACAGTCACAATGTAATTGACTAGTGCATTTACCATAATATGCACACCTTTATACATACATATATTATTATATGTATACTACTTTTGTCAATTTTTGTCAGTAATTTTATCTACCTAAGTATTATCCCCTATAACCACCATTATCCTTAGCACCCCCAGGATTGTTTTCATTCCACTCTTTGCCATCCATCTGAATGTCAATATGGTCGCCCTCAAAGTTCATACCTAACCCCAAAGACCTACCAAATTCAATGAATTCATAACAAATGCTACCAGGAGTATCATCATCATTAATCAACCAACCACCAGATAAACCCTCTGGACCGAACCAATCATTAACGTCCATTTTCCAACCATTAGCATGACTATGCGGGCCACTAGCATGCTCGCCATTTGTACCAGCTGTACATACTAATTTCTTACCAGTTCTATCGTAGAACCACTTACCTAAATCATCTAGAGCATTAGGTACATCGGCAATGCACCCCTCAATAGTTACACCTCCATTTTGCTTAACCCAATACTTACCATCTGTATCACTAATTTTATTTTCGTTCAACTTCTTAGCACCTTCACCTTTCAATTTCTTCTTAGCCTCATCACTGTTTTTCTGTAAATCTAGTGTAGTTGTAAACATACCATCTGAAATCGTATCTGTAATACCTTGAATATGATAGATACCACTTGTATGATGTAAAAACCCAAATTTAGTGTAAACAGCAATTTTAATATGACCATTAAACTTAACTTTAGTGTTTCCAATTATTTCTAGACTAGCACCATACACAGAACTAAAGTATCTAGACCACATACTAGCGGCAGATGATTCTAAATTCTTAAATGAAGAACCACTCATACCTAAAACAACACCAACACCAGTAGAACTATCTGCTCTATCTTTATAAGCATCGCTGGCTAAACTACCACCAATACCCTCAATAGTACATTCTAGCATCTCATTCCTAACAGAATCAATACTTAAAGCATTTGTAGGTACTTTATCTGTAGCAATCTTATCAGACTCAAACTCAGGTGAGAAACTAATAACTTGACTATCTCTCCTACCTGTATAAATCTCAAACTCACCACAAATCTCCATCTTTTGCTTTTTACCACCAAAAGTAATAGAGCGTACACCTTTTTTCATCTCTTCATCAGTGATACCATCTTTACCAATATCTACCTTAGCACCATCTGTAGCATTATTTAAAGAACCATTTAAGCCTGTAACACCACTAGCTACATCTTTAGGTAAATTAGCTTTAAGCACTTCACTAGTAGATGTATTTGATACACCTGTAGTTGAAGCAATAATACCACCCAATGAACCCTCTTTAGTTAGTTGAGGTAAACGCTCTTTAATAATACTACCTATGCCATTATTAGTCTCAAAAATCTTAGTGCCTATTTGTCCTTTATTAACAATATCTAACATAGAACTTGCACTGTCAATATATTTAGATATTTTAGACTTCTTACCTAACACATCAGATAGGTTACGAATAGCACCACTTATGCTGGTTACATCCTTATTACCACTCAAAGCACTATAAATACTTTGTGCTGTATCTACATACTTCTGTACTTTTTCTACTTTTTCTTTACCAACAACACTTGCTAATAAGTCTTTAGCCATAAATTTAGTATCTTTAATATCAAAGTACTCTTTATTCTTATAAATCTCAACTAAAGCCTTAGCAGTAGAAACATACTTATCTAACTTAGTATTATCGATACCTAACTCTTTAGATAATAAGGATTCTATCTCAGTATAGTCACCACTCTTAATCTTATCTTTATCTAAAGACATTACAGACGTTATCTTATCTTTAATTTTTTGAACATTCGCACTCTGATTAGGTAATAACTTGCCAACAATACTATCAGCTATACCACCATATAACTCAACTTTATTAGTAGTTTTATTATTTAGTACCTTATCTCTATTTTCTGATATTAGTTTAATAGCATCTGTAACAGTAGATGATATTTTAGCTACATCTTTATTGCCACCAAATAATTTTTCAACATCACCTACATATGTATCTATTGACTTTTTATCACCCTTAACACTACCAGTGAAATTATTCACTAAATCCACATATTTAGTAACGTCATCTGATATCTTATCTTTACCAATAACTTTAAGAAAAGCCTTAGTAATATTATTAATGTCTGGCTTTTCTTTTAAAGCTAATGCAGTAGAAACTGTTTTATTTAAATCTAACCCTAAAACATCACGATGTAATGTGTTATCTCTATCAGAAATGAGATAAGACTCATACTGTTTTAATTCAGAAATTAACTCAGCAATATCACTATTATCAGCCTCAGCAATAGCAACAGCTAAGTATTTTGTGATTGTATCTTCTAAAAAATCATTACCAAGCATTTCATCATCTGAAATATTACCTTGATAAGCATAGCGACTTAACATATCTGGGACGCTATGCGTAGTAAAATCTATACCATTAATAACTCTACCTTTATTAGCAATATCTCTATTGCCAACTGTCTCTACTTGTATATCTTTATAATATACAATCCGACTATACACATCTTGAATTAATCGTTTATTATAAGAAATGCCATCAGACTTAGTATTATTACTTTTCAAAGATAAAAGTATTGAGTTATAGATATCAACATAGTGCAACTCCCTACACTTATTCTGCTTTATGGCACGATTAAATGCAAAAATCTTACTATTCTTAATAGTAGATTTAGCCATGAATACAGGTAGTACAGATACAACAAAGAATTGAACACCAATATTTTCAAACTCTTTTGCTAATTGATTATAATACTCAACATAATTAATGATATTATCTAAATCATTAAGACCTAGCATCATATAAACCCTACTACCTAAAGTAGATAATGATTTAATCTTATCTATGTTATCTTTTAGCCACCTATAATTAGCATTGACATCATACACATATACTATATCTTTATTGCTAGGAACAGACTCACTTAAATCTTTAACCCTAACATCACCAACAAAGATAACTTTACCACTACCTGTAACACTAATGCTACTAGAATTATTGCTTCCTAAAACAGGAGTAGATACACCCATTACCTTTAAATACGCATCACCACTTGTATTTCCCTGTGCATTAGCAGTTGTTGTAGACGTAGAAGTTGTATTTTCTTCCATTTTCTTGTATGTAACAACAGTCATATCTCCATACATCTCATTAGGAACAAAATATGCTTTTTCTACACCATCAACAACCTGTGTAAAATACCTATAACCTGGCTTATCAGAATCTAAAGGTTCAGACTTCTCTAATAACTCATCAGAAATAAATTCCCTCATATTCTTAGTCTCGGTCTTGAACTCTTTAGGCTTACCATCTTCACCTAAGATAGGTTTTGTCTCTACAATACGTCCAATCTCAATACCAGCTTTTTGACACATTGCTCGCACAATCTCAGACGGCTTACCACCATATGTAGCAACATCAAATGTCATATTCAACTTTTGTGTAGAAGTAACATCTGCCTCAGCTACACAATTTAATGTCAATGTTAATGCTGGCCCTTCAAAGTTTAATGTATACTTCAAAGCCTTACCAATTAAAGAAATATCTTCAATTACTTGACCTTTTCTATTACACCAACCATACCGACATCTTACATTCCCCTCTTGTTTAGCCTTAACATTCTTACTAGTACCAGCTTTATGTTCTTTATCTTTTTTCTCATCTTCTTTTGTATAGGTATTTGACTTTTCAGCCTCTTCGTCTTTCTTTTTATCTTCAGACTGTTTCCACTCTATATTACCTTTAGTAACAGCATTGCCTGTATCTTTTAACTGTTTAGCTGTTTTCCAATTTTTACCAACAGGAATAGCATTAGCTAATAACTCTTCAATACGTAAAGCTGTATCATCATACAATTCAATATCAAAAGTAGAACCAGACAAGTCTTGATTAGACTTGCCTTTACGTTCTACGTTCAAACTGATAACAGATTCATTATAATCCTTATTACCAAAGTATGATATATTATGACCATCTATAGTTAAATCAATAAAAGCATAAAGAGGTTGATGACCACTCAAATCCCTTGTTATTTGACTCTCTTTAAACTCACTCATATCTGAATAGCACCTGTTTCATATATTGACTCAATAGCGGGTATTCTAAGAACAACACCAGCAGGTATGTCCAAAGGATTATCAATCCGATTCATAACAGCAATCGCCCAATACATCAAAGGTGTACCATAGAATTTATTAGATATTAAATCTAGTCTATTCTCATAACCCTTTTCTACTGAATAATATATGTCCCTATTACTTTCCCTAATCTCTATCTTATTAGGTGTCTCAATGTATGTATTCCCATCTAAATTTACTAACCTCTTCAAGTTAGAATATCTAGATATCTTATCTTGTCTACTTGTAAAAGATTGTGTTATTTCAGTCTTAATTAATGACGGCTTATTCATTAACACACCTACCTAACAGGCCCTTCATCAAACACATTATCAGCTTGCATTAATGACCTTGCCCTAATCTCTGTAAAACTAAAACTTATTTGAACATCAGAATATGTAGGAGAACTATTACCACCTAAAGACTCACTATCAAGTGTATCGCCTAAGATAGTGCCAGCGGCACCACCCCATTCAATATTCACTGAGTTTACAATAGCTGTAATATTAATCATAGCACCAAATCTAACGTAACAATAAGGTGGTGTAACTAAACTACCAGTATATTTAGGATATACTAATTTTTTACACTCTAATACAACATTCTCCATATCAGGTACAATATCCTTATGAAGTGTAACGCTATAAGAAACAGTTCTTGCTTCACTACCCTCATAGTTAAAATAAGGAGATGACCTGCCCATAGGCTGTTGTTGACCAAAACTAGCACCATAATCCTCAGACACATCTGTAGGTAATGTAGCAAAATTAATCTTTGTACCTGTAACTAAATTAACGATATAGCAAGGAATAATTGTAGTAGGATTCCACTGCATTGTGGTAACACCACTCTTACCTACTGACATTGAATAATTATCAGAACTGAAATCATTAGCCATATACTACAATCACCACCTATACTTTCAATAAATTATTAACTGAGGAATCAGAACTAAAACCATTACCTCTATAATTAGAATTGCTACTAGCTACTACATTGATTAATGCATCTAACTTACTCTCTAACCTAGATACTTGCCACTTAATAGCATCCACAATATCATCCGAACCACTGTTATCAGTAGGTAAACCTACAGCATTAGAAGTGTTATCAGAATTTAATGGATTCTTATCAGCAGGCACTACCATCTCACCCTCATGAATTAATGCTACCTGTGTATCTGGTACCCACGGTGTGCCTTGTGCATACTGAGGAGTACCTTTTGTATTTTCCTCATAGAATTTTTTAGATTTTTCTAGTCGACTAGCGGCTGAGTCTGCACCAAAACCCTCATACTCTCTACCAAAAATTTCAGATGCCTTATCAACACTTATTTGACCTTTTAAAGCGTCTGATGTACCTTTATAACCCTCTTGAAGTTCTTTAAGTAAAAACTCTAACTGAGTTTGGAAGTCAGCAACACTTGTACCTTTAGACTGTGCAAAATCCCATAAAGCACTCTTTCTACCTTTATCAGTCCACTGTGCTAAGCCAAAACCTCTCCAATCGGCAAGAAATGCCTCTTTACTAGCTGTAATTTGTTTTACTAAATCTTCATTAGTAGTACCACCGTCATCTTGAATAGCACCACTCCTAAATCCACTCTCTTCATGTAAATTACCAAGAATGCCAGCAATACCCTCAGCAGAATAACCAGCCTTAGCTAAGAAATCCCAAATCTTCTTACCATCACCACTACCTGTAGACATGTTAGCAGGTTTGCCTCCACCAGATGAACTACCACTAGACGAAGAACCACCACCTTTTAAGAATTCTTTTAACTTATCAAAGATAGAACCACTACCACCAATTAAATTTCCTAAAACACCACCAGTGCCAAGATTTAAAAGATGCTTAAATATATTACCAAATAATCCACCCTCACCATAAGTATCCTGACCTGTAATACCGAACACACCTCTAAATACTCTCTCCAAAATAGACCTACCTTGACCAACCTGACCATCAATACCCAAAGCTTCAATCAAGCTATTACCACCAGTAATAGGTATTCCACCATCAGACCTAACAGCACCCGCCTGTTGAGATGTTAAAACTGCCTCACCTTTATGCAGAAATGCGGGATAATTATCATATGGAACTTCAGATAAACCACCAGCATGAGAACCAAAAGAACCCAATAAATTAGAAACTACACCAAACGGAGTAGCCATAGCCACTGTTTTCATTAATGTGTTTGTATTGTCACCCATACTTGCACTAGGATTATTCTTAGACATCCCTAACAAACTACCTACCCATGAATCAGCAATTAAATCATGTACGGCATTAAATGCAGATGTAAATACACCTACAATCCTATCTGGTATACTAGAGATGTAATCTGTTAATGACTTAAATGCACTCGCTACTCTATCACCACCAATAGCATTAGCTATAGCACCTATAATAGCACCAGCTAAAGCACCAACTGGCCCACCAACAACGAACCCAGCGGCACCACCTTTTAAAGCACCACCAAGTATAGTGAAGATATCACCCATTAAATCCTCACCTTGAACACCTTTTCCTGTACCAAAAATAGCACCGATTAGACCACCAGTAATAGTTTGTAATAAACTATGGTCTTTACCGAACCACTCATCTGCCTTACCAATTCCATCAAAGAAATCTAGAATGACATCAAAGAAACCACCTACAATAGGTATTACTTTACTAAGGACTTTAAAGATACCACCACTAAATAATTTAGATGCTAACTTACCAATACCAGTACTACCAATCTTATCAAATATCTTACCAAAGAATGTAGAAAATATACTCCCTACTTTTGAACCAACTTTAGAAAATGCCTTTATCATCATATCAGGTGCATTAGCATAAAATACCTTACCAATCCATGAGAACACACTCTTGAACTTACCAATGATAGTTGAAATGAAAGAACCCTTACCAGTGAATAATGCCCTTAACCCACTCTCAATTCCATGACTTAAAGCACCTTTAGAACTGAATAATGTCTTAAATCCACCACCCTTTAAGAATTTACCAAAACTCTTAAACGGACTAGACACCATTTTTAACATATCCTTAACGTCACCCCACCTATCAGAAATAGTATAGGCGATGATGGCGTAGTTTGCCATATTGGCGGCTTTAATATCTAATTCACCAAAGAAATCTGATACCATCCTAACAGGGAAAGAATCCGAAAGCCAATTACCTATCTTTTCTATCGGCCCACTAGCATACCCAGCCATGCTTTCAGCATTAGAACCACTTAAATTAGAGTTCTTGTTAATGTTATCAGTAACTTTTTTCAAATCACCTGTCAAGGAATCTGCATCTGCGAACATCTGTGCTACAGCATCAGAACTGAAACCCATAGACTCCCTCAACTGATTTAGAGCGTATGCATCGTCTTTATTAGCTATAAATAACTGTTGCATAGACTTCATTACTTCATCTGAATGACCTGTATCTATGGCTTTTCTAAATTCTTCAGCACTCATTCCAGACCTTGCCATGAAATTTAAAAAGTCATCATCTTTCTGTAACTCAGGAACTGACATCTTAGACCACTCAACAATCTTCCCACCAGCTTCCTCAACACCTTTATTATATTGCTGTTGTTGAATACCTTCCATTATTGCAAGTGATTTTGTCATACCTTTAAATTTAACAGAATCTTTCTTAGAAAGACCATATAAATCTTCAATATGCTCATTCATTGAGGATAACATGGCATTACTATCTACAGTTAAGTCTTTATCAGAACCTAATCCAGTAGCAATATTTGACATCTCTTTGAGTATCTCACCCTTACCACCACTATTAATATCCATTTTAATAATGCTTGATAAATCACTAATGTTGGCGTCTATTGCAGTATGTAGACTAGCAACCTCTTTAAGATAGGGGTCTAACTGTTTAGCAGTCTTCATGCCCATCTCATCCATAATACCATTAACTAACTCAGATGCCTCATTCCTACCCATAGAATAAGATGAGTCAACCACATTACCAATCATCCTCTGATAGTCACTCTTAGTGATATTGCCATTTAACTTAGCACTTCTTTCACGGAAATTATCGATAAATGAGTCAGTAATATCAGTTAAACTACTCTTAACACTATCAGCCATATCAGTTAATTCTAATGCCACAGCGGCGTCCCTAATACCCTTAGAGAAACGCTTAATCCTATCTGTGAAAGATGATGTCATGCCAACCATCTCTTCATCAAACTCGTCTGATATCTCACCAAAACGCTTAGAAACAGTCTCCTTCATAGTTGTCAAACTCTCGTCTGCAACTGAAATCATCCCCTTATAGTATTTACGTGTAGTATTATCCATATACTTAGCATACAAGTTAAACTCACGTTTCATATCAGCTAAACTATCCTCTAAAATAGCCTGTTGACCATCCATACTATCTCTAAGCATGCCTTTAGCAACTTTATTAGATGTACTATAGAATGATTCTAACATTGTCATCTGAGAATCTAACATCTTAGCAAAACGCTTCTCACGTCTAGCTATGTTCTTCTCAACACGTTTAGCTTCTTTCTCTTCTATCTGTTGTATACGCTTATTTAGTTGTTTTTTATCCTGTAACTCACTCATATATACAACCTTACCTAACATATAAAGAGAAGAGGCTACCTTCTCCTACCCCTAGAAGCTTTTTTCTCTTTGGCGGATTTGATAGCCTCATCTTGTGCTTTTTTCTCTTCTTTTTTCTGCTCAACTAGTATTTGATACATCGTCCTTCTCTCTAAGGAACTCATATTCTCAACAGATTCATACGATATCTTACCAAAATATGCTAGTTGAAACTCTTCTCTCATTAAAGAACGAAAAGCAGTAAATCGTATCTCCCTAGCTTTATTGTTATATTCGTCTGAATTAAACTCACTTAATTGTGGGACGAAAGAACTCACTAGTAATCGGCATAGCGAAATCATACAACTCACCACAAGATGTACACTCATGGTCTACGATTGTATCTACACCAACAATAATGCTATTAATTACTGTTTGCATTTTAGCACTGTCCATAGATACCATATTTTCTACATAACTACGTGCATCCACAAAATCAACAGGTTTACCATTAATAGCTGTAATATATTTTGCCATCCTACAAATATACATTACCTCTTTATAATTTTGATTAAACTGTTTAGCGAACCTACGTGCATACTTCTCTACATATTCAGTATCAGAATTCCTCAATAAACGTAAAGACAATGTATCACCACTTACTGGTAACTCAACATTAATAGGCTCTGTGAAGTTATCATCTAGATACATAATATCGAAATCAGATAAACTAATCTCATGTTCATCAACACTACCACAATGAGGACATGTAGAACGAACTTTATATTTATCCCCAAATGTAACCATACGTAATTGCAAGATTAGGAACATCTCATCTGCACTAATCAAACGATTAATATCAATGTTCTCAGGAGAAACAATGCAGTTCCTTAAAATCTTCTTGAATACATCTGCACCCTGACTAGCATACATGATTTTCTCATCCTTTGTAGTCATACCACGTAATGTAATATTAGCAGGGATATTATCCTCTTTATATAAAATGCCTTTAGATGGCAACAATACAGTAGATTCATATGCTAACTTAGTTTTCTTAGAACCAGCCTCTGTATTTTCCCTCTCTAATTCTTTAGCAATTAAATCTTCTTTCTTTGTATCTTCCACTTTAACCTCTTCTTTTGTAGGAATACTTTCAACAGAATATGAAGTAATATCTTTTTCTACAACTGTAGATGTAACGTCAGATGTAGTATCACCAAAAACATCTGCACCTAAATTAAATTTATTATCTTCCACTTTAAAAACCTCTTCTTTTGTACAATAAAATACATTATCTAAAAAGTAATGAAACTACCTAACCATATATATACTATATAACCATTTAACAATTAACATGAAAATAGAGATAGTAAAAAGTATTACTATCTCTACTATATTCAATATAACCATTAATCTATTTTAAGAAATCATTCCTTGACAATCGTTTACGATATATGTCCTCTATATTTTTAATAGCCATATCAGAAACATGATTATGAAAATCAGCATGTCTTCTACAGAAATGCTCATAATACGTAATGTCTGCCATTATATGGTCAAAACTTTCCTTAGACTTAGCTACATTATGTAACAAGTCATCATTAAATTCCAATAATCTAGACCTTGCGTTAATTGCCCTAGTCTCAGAAATCTCATAAGATAGTTTATCTAAACCCCTACTATTAGACTCCCCTACCTTTTCTAATTTCTCAACCCTATCAATTACTTCTTTATTCAATTCCCTACCTATAATAGACAATATAACAGATAAAGGATTAAACTCAATAGGAGAAATTTGTATGATTGTTAGTAAAAGTAATGTTGCTATTGAAACATCACCTAAACTTATGTTCATACCTAACACAGATAATATCTCAATTAAATTCATAAAACACCACCTCTACTATTTGAAAATATGATTATCTGCAACTAGCTTTAGTATTTCTATCAAAAGTACTGTGAAATATACACATAACCATCTAATGTAAAAGTAGAATATGATGTCAATGTATCTACTATGAACCCCTCACAAAAATGTATATAAGATGAAATTTAAATATAAACAACAAACCCAACACATGAACACCATGAGTTTTATATATAAAACTCTATCACCAAAAACACTACAACTTAATATAAACAATTAAATTTTTATTAAACTGACATATAAAAGAAAAAGAGTGTTATACTGATAAGAGCCGAAGTAATCAGTATAACACTCTAGCGGAGAAAAATATATGCAACACAATGAAATTGCATACTTACCATGAAAAACTACCATGAATTTTTCCAATAAGAAAGACAATATGTAAATATCTAACTAGTACGCTACGAAAGGAAAAGAAACAAACGTACTAGTACAGGGAGGTACATGTGAATGTAACGCAATCATTCACATGTAGTAGATGAGTAACCACTCTCACCTACTACATACAATATACCATAAGAAAGACAATAAGTAAACCCCAATATAGAAAACCATCCCCAACTTTGTATATGAACCTCACATGACTAAAGCCATGTGATTATAAAAACAACATAAATTTGTTTTATTAAGAAGTTTGATTTACTAAGAAATCCTTATTCTTTTAGGCG